TACATAATAAATTTACTACTGAATATGATACTTCTGCACCAGTTTCACCAAAACGTTTAAATACAAAATACATGGAACTACTCCTTAATTACTTTCTCTTAAATTGGTTGCTTCTTTATATAAATCAAGCATAATATTAATCGCAGCAGACTTTCTATTTTGCTCAATAGTTAATGTATCTACGTAATCTTTGATCATATCGATATTAGATTTAATAGTTAATGCAGCAGTTGAATTCTCATTTAAAACTTCTTCATTTATTTCAACAACTGTAAATTCAAAACATACGTCATTTAATTTGTCAATAAATGTCAAATAAGATGCTTGTTTTAATTGAGCTACTTTATTAACTAGAATTTTAACTTTTTTATCTTTATATTTATCAAAATTAAAAGTATCAATATTGACACTATCTTCATAAATAACTACATCAAAGTTTTCATATGTATTTTTGATAAATAAAATTTCATTAGTTTCATCATCATATACATGAAAACCACGGTCAGAATTATAATCATCCCAGTTAGTTTGGAATGGATTACCAATATAATAAATATTACCAATCTTATTTTTAATATGAAAATGACCTGATAAAACCATTTCAAATCGATTAAAGATTTCTTGCGAGAAGCCTTTTTCTGCAATATTACCTTTAGTCATTTCAAAGCCGGTGATTTCATAATGACCACATAGAAAGTCAGCATTAGATGTAGTATTAATACGCTCTAAATTACGTTCCAGGTTTTCATTATTTACCCATGACATAAATCCAAACACTTTTGGACCTATTTTTATTTCTTCATATTCTTCAATAATATGAACATTTTTATAAGATGATTCAATAATATCCATTGAGTTAATATTATTGGTGTTACGATAAAATACATCATGGTTACCTAAGATCGCCACGAATTTAATATCACGCTTTTCTAATTCATTAAAGAACATATCACGAGATTCTTTTAATGCATTGATATTAATATTTTTACGATCTTCCCAAGTATCACCTAAGCAATAAACGGTTTTAATATCATGTTTATCAATATATGGGAAAAATACGTTCTTAAAAAATAATTTATATCTTTCGATATAATATGGGGAGCCATTACGAACTGCAAAATGAATATCTGTAATAAAGATATGCTTACTCATTATATTAAATTACCTATCTATCTTTTAAATTAATTATCCGAGAATAATTATAAACTCGGATAATATATATTAATTTTTAATTATCATATACTGAAATTAAACGATCTTTATCCACTTGATTATTATCGGATGATTCCGATGTATAACCCAAATACATTGGATCTTTTAATAATGACATTTTAACGTCATTTTCTTCTTTTTCGGTTTTAATACGAGTAGTCATAGCTTGCCACATTACACGGTTAAAATATCCGAATGCGTTACTTGATTTAGTAGGGTCAAAGTTTTTAACTGCTCGGATTGCCATATAGACAGCATCTTCACGCATTTCATCGATATATGTGTAGTTACGGAAATTATAGCGACGTGATAAACCTTCGGCCATAAGAAGCATTTGAAGTCCAATAACATCAGGCATTGGCGGTTTTGGTGCACCATTTTCTGCAGCAGTACGACACGCTTCATTCCATGCAATTACAGCATTACAAAAACCATCATTATCTACGTAGTTAGTAACTTTTTTACCAGTTACATCTGAAGTACGTTCTACATTGAATAGTTCAATACTGCCTGTATCAACTACTTGTTCGTCGTCACCAACACGTTTATATGCAACGTCTTCATTTTTTTCAACTTTTTCTACAAAGTTGCCTTCTTCGTCGAATTCTTCATCGTGGTCTTGTGCTTTATCAAAAAAGTCATTACTCCAGTCATTTAATTCTTCATCTATATGTTCGTCTGTTGTACGCATTATTTTTAATCCTTATGAAGGCACGTTTGATTGTGATTCAATATAATCTATTTCAGTTTCTTCTTCTAATTGATTAGATAATACTTTTGAATAAGCTGTTTTAATATCATTCCAATATCCCATGTATCTGAATAATAGAAGACTTTTTGGTGCGAACATAACTTTAGGTGGTTCATCTAAAATCAGTTCACTACATTCACTAGCCAGGTTATGATATGGATATAATAGATATGAAATTTTATATGTATATTCGTCAGAATTTACACTTTCAATTAAATGAATCGGCATATATAAAACGGTCGGCTCATTTGCATCATACATACATAATACTTTTTCACCATTATATAGTTCAACACACATAATATTAAATTCTTCGTCCATATACGCATCGATATATGTATCTATATATTCAATAACAGCTTTAGCTTCTACATCCGTGATATCAATTGGATCATTCGTGGTTGAGTTCATACGAAACTCTCTCCTTCGTCTATATTATAGTCTTACAATTAGATTATGATTACTTAAATCATATTTAGACCTTATAAATGAAGTAGATAATATAAAAATATTATTATAAAATAATCAATATAAAATGATTAATAGATGTGATGGCATATGGTCGTTAATGTGGTATTAACTTATAGTATTAATATTATCATATTTGCTATTAATGCGTAATAAAAATATATATTATTTGGTATATACAAATATTAAAAGGACCTCTCAAGAGGTCCTTTTAATTATATCTTTTGTTCAATTAACTCATAGTTAAACTCTTCGGATTCATAAATTTCCATTCGAGCTGTACCATGTTTATATGTATGGTTAATCTTTTTACCTTTACGGTAATCATCAATTAAGTCATATAAGTAAACTTTATTTTTGTCATTAGACTTACGTAAGATACGGCCAATACTTTGTAGATTCAAAATCTTGCCCTTAAATGGATGACAGAAAATAAGATTATGCAATTTCTTAATAGAAATACCGGTTGACATGGTACCGTATGAAGCTAATAGAATATATGATCCTTCCACAAGCTCTATATTCGTCACCGTACGATTATTTGTACCTGGTTGGATAAACATATACTGTTCATCTAAAAGGTCCAATGGGAGCGATTTATCGCGATATACGACAAGATCATCATGGCTAATAGCATTTGCATCAATAGTTGCTGTACTACCATCATTAAATGTAATTACATGAAATAAAGGCATTTCACCATCTAATTGCTTACGAATACGTTCACGCTCTTTGGCTTTAACAGAACCGGCAATATAAAATACTTTCTTTCTATATTGCAAAGCTTTTTCTTCAAGCTGTTCCATTAACTTCATACCATGACCTTCAATGCGATTAAACAACATTAAAGTGGTATTAGGTAAAGTTAAACCCAGGTTAATAATATAATCATTACGTTCAGTCGAATTCAATAAATAATCGATTTCGCGCTGATAATCGTTTTTACAAAACCCATGGAATCTATCAATTTCAATTTTATCATGTATTAATCGTACACAATTAATATCAATATCAGTTACCAAGCCACGATCAATAAGTTCGCGTGTAGTAACCATTTTAAAGATTTCACCAAAGCGAGCATGCATTTCAATTTCATGAATATTTGTACCGTTTAAAGTACCAGTCATACCAATACGATGTGGACAATTATTTAAGTTATCAATAATTGCTGAAATTTCTTTTGCTGAACTGCCGTGTGCTTCATCACAAATATAGAATTTATAACGGCTAAACCATTCTTTGTCCATATTCGTGCATGACTGCCATGTAGAAATAGTACATAATTTATCAGTTATTTTTTCTTGACCTGTATAAATTGTATGAACATTTTCTGCGACATTATGATCATCTGAAACATAACTTTCAAAATCAGATAATAATTGTGTTACCAGGCCAACACTAGGAACAGTAATTAAAAGAGGTAAATTATTATCTACACAATAGCGGTAAAGCATATAAGCAATTAATGATTTACCAGAGCTAGTTGGACTTAAAATCAATAATTTTCTTTTTGATAATGCTTCTTTTACCGATCTTTGTTGATAGTCATACGGTGGGAATTTAATATATGAACTTAATTGATCGATTACTGAATCTTCAATTTTAGTTGGCATATATTTTTGAATGTCTTCTACTTTAATTGACAAACCACGTTCTTTACAATGAGTCAATAGCGCTTTTAATAGACCATTATAAAATAAGCCTTTACCATCAATCATAGAGATGCGACCATCCCAACGACCTTGCTTATATAAAGGATGAAACTTATATCCATTCGCAAAGAATGAAAACTCTGTTTTTAAACTGTATAATATTTCTTTTCGAGTTAAAATACGGCATCGTATTTCATCCACATACTGTACAGTAATATCTACGTACTTGTTTTCCATCTAATTTAATTACCAAAATTCTGCTCGCTTTATATTATTTAATTACTTATTAATGAGATGAAAAGCATATACGAGAGTTAATATATATAGTTATTTTATCATATTTGTTATATTTGTAAATTATTATTAAGCGCGCACAAAAAAGCGGATATTAATATCCGCCGTTCTTGAATTTTTCAAATTCAATCATATTTTTAATATTATATGTTCGTTGATTTAATTGTTTAATTATCTCTTCGACATATTTTACTTTATATTTTTGAGCCTCAATTTTATTAACAATTTCAGTATATTTTGGGTCCGCCTGAATATACATATCAACATCACTTTTTAATACTTTACGATTAAATGGTTTTGTCACATATGCTTCTGGTGGAGCTAAATGTAAATAATAGTCATATAAGTCTTTATATACTTCAAATAATTTACTTTCAATCATTTTAAGAATTCGACCTTCTTGAATAAGATATCCATAATACTTATTAACAAGAGTGGGCGTTTCAATACTGGCATCAATAAGTTTAGATTTATCAATCAATAAATCATTATTGGCTTCCGATTGAATATCTTCTAGCTTCATTATTTATTCGTTTCCTGTAAAATTATATTTTGCTAATTCAGCATTTAGTGATTCTGTGTCCTTGGCTCTGAATTCATTCAGCTGATGTAAAAATACCTTTTGATAAATATATGGAAAATATTCTACCGCCTTATATTCTGTATCAGAAAAATATTTTAGCTCTTCAGCCAAAAATTCTGGAATATCACCTTTATAATATGATTCAATGTATTTAATTAACGGTACAGCGTTCTCATTTTGACATTGCATATGCCATTTTAATAAATGAGGTATAAATCCACCAATCATTTCATTACACGGTTCAGCCGGGATAATAACGCCTGATTTATCAGTCATCATACCAACTCGAATAGCGTCTCTTCGATGTGGATTATTTTTAGATGGAAAACGTACAGTCCAGGTAATACCGTGTAATGCATGAATCATATTTTTTAAATCAAATGTCATTTGTGTCTACACCAATAGATAATCCAATAATACGGCACATGCTACGAACCCGTTTATTTGAAGTAATATTAAAATTTAATTCTTTTAAATTAATTCTATCATCAAATACATTGATACCAGTTCTATCACCGTCAACATATACTTTACATAAAATTGAATTATTATGTATAATTAATAATTCGTCTACACGTTCTTGTTCGTGTGACCCTTTCATATAAATTTCAAGCTGATATTTAAGTGCTGAAGTATGTGTAATTGAACTAATATAAGGAATCATATTATAACCAAGGGGGATAAATTATAATATGATTTTATAATTACATTATAAAAAAGTAAACTTATTTATTAACTATTTCTTCATTATACTTGTTTACTATTTCATATTGATCATTAAGCATACCATGATATGTTATCGCGGCTGCTGTGCTTTTATCAGCTGCTGCCGAGAATTCAACAAGAAGTTCTGCGCTTTCGTTGAATAGTCTATTAACGGTTTCTGTATAATGCTTTCGGGTGGCTTCGCTAAGATTATTGTAGTTGGTTTCGGCGGTGGCTGTTTCTTGGCGCAGCTCATTAATAGCGGTGCGATTATTATTGGTAATAACATTAATTTTATTAATTGCATCATTTAATTCGCTCACTCTTTTATTATTTGCATCATTAATTGCGGTAATGATAAGAAGTTGATTTTCTTTTTGCTTTAATTGATATTCAGCAAATGATTTGTGTGATTCATTTAATTGTGATTGAACAGATATTATATTTTTATGAAAAGTATATTGTAAATAACCAATAACAGCTAAAAGAATAATAATTATAAGATAAGGTATAAGTTTTAAATAATTCATTTTATCCATCCTTTTTATTATTATATTTATAGGATGGATAAAATTTAATCGTTATAAAGTATGAATTTTTAAGAAAAAGATATATTCTAATAAATTAATATCAATTGAAATTGAAGTCGGTTGTTGACTGTCACTAAATTTAATTATATTTGCAAATGAAATAATAAATTTAGTAAGATCATTATTAAAATTGACAATTTGTGATATTGTATATTTTGACTTATCTGTAATTAATGAATATAGTCCGTCTTGTAGTTCTTGTGCACACCAAGGTGTGGGTACATTATATTCGTATTTTGCCATAAATAAGCTAGCCTTTTTTAACAATAATTCAATCTTAGCATGCAAGCCCGTAACTGAACTTACAATAATAGTCATATCTTTTATATTATATGTTGCATATGCATTCATATCGGTTATCTCTTTATATTAAAAAAATATATTATATCGTATATACAAATATAAAAAAATAGTCCCGAAGGACTATTTTAGTTTTTATTACTTACTGTACTTTTCAAAGTCTGTTTGGCAGTGAATGCAACGTTCCACCCCACCCAATTTTTGGCGTACCGCTGGAATATCATCCCCACAATCAATACAAAACTCTTCCGAAGGTTTCAAAAATTTTTTTGAAATTTCTGTAGCGTCAACTTCAGGGATAAAACTCTGCGCCAAATCTGCATCATCTGCCATTTTAAATTTTCCTTTTTTTCCTTTATTTAATAAAATTACTTGAAAAGTAACAAGTCTTGTAGCGGATCATTTGACTTAGACATTCCCAAGTAAACAATATCAACAAAGCGTTTTAATGATGTGATGTCTTTAAATACACCATTAGTTAATTCAAATAGTGAGTTTTTCAAGGCATTTGCTTGTGTTGTACAAGCAACGACATTACCTTTAACATAACCAAAATCATGATCAATGCGGTCAAATGTTAAAACATTAGTGCTGTCAAATTCAACACCTGTATAAAAGCAACGACGTTGACTAATTAAATCTTCTACATCTGATAGATCTAAATTAAAATCTAATTCACGTTTAACCGCTGAACGTATAATATTGGTATATTTAGTTGCAACTTTTAAATCCCATAATAATGGGTTATTTACTTTTAAGTTAGGCTCATACTGTTCCATCAATTCATCTTCAGTACCAACTTGGATGGTTGAAAAATCTGTTAATTCAGGTGGGGCTGATTCAACGACTGGTTGCGAATTTTTAATTTGCATATTTTCTGCTATTGGTTGAAGTTGTTGCTTAATATTAATATCAATGGTATCAAATGATAACCATGAGCTTGATGCATCAATATATGAATATACATATCCTTGGCCTTCCAAAATCTCTAATAAATTACGAGTTGTTTGGATTGACTTTTTCAATTTGCTATTATCGCGTTGGGTCTTATATTTGTTATAAGCCTCGCAGATTTCACGAATAGTAGCTGTTTTAAAAAAACGTAATTGCATTGGTGAAGCATATTCAAAATTCTTAGGTAAAATAGAAAGATCCATTACATATTCCCTTCATTAAATTCTTGTAAAATAATAGTTGCCGCATTTTCAATTAACTGTTCGTCTGTATATTTTTTACGAATATACGCCATAAATTTTCCTAGCTCATGATGCTTTAATCCTGTCAAATTTGATACTAAATTTCCATTAAACGATTGTTTAAAGGTTTTATTTTTTTCATATTGAGAGTCAATTTCATTAATCGATTGATTAACAATATTATTAAACTTAATATTAGGACTAATTAATTTACCATATGATGTAACTGGTACATTATGTTTGTCCATCCATTTAGAAAACTTTTTATAAGTAGTTCTATTTTTATAGATCTTCCGATTATTATGTGACATACTTTCTAATGCATATAATGATGAACCCAAAATAGGACATTCACCAATATAATCAAACATATCAGTATATGTTTTGAAGCCGTCTTTATATCTGGATGGATTCAATTGGCATACTTCCAAAATTAAATCTGGATTATCTGTCAATAAAATATTATGATTCTTGTAATTAGAATGATAAATATAATATAAACCATTTTCATATAATTTATATGCATTACCTTTTTCTAATAGCTTAGCAATCATCCACGCAAAATCATTATATCCATAAAAAAATGAAGTCATATTAAACTTATTTTTTTCTGAAAAAATAAAATCGATTTGATATTTATGTTGGAATAAAAAGCTATGAATATTTGAGTTTCGTGAATATGGTACGAATTCGCCAACTATCTTGCGTAATACATCAATTGAAACTGGCTCAATGATAATATCAATATCACCAAATGTATTTTTTTCAGTAATATATGGGACTACTTTATGACTAATATTATATTCAGTCAATTTAGAGGTTAAAAAAGAGACGACATTATTATATGTCGTCTGATCCATGCGAGTATTATCTAAACGCTCTGAATAAAATAATCTACCACCCATAACCATAAACTCATATATTCGGTATAAAACAATTGTAAATTACTTTTATTGTTTCGTACATCTTATTTTATTCGTATTTTATATTCCAGTAATCATTTGTATTATTTTCGTCCGATTTGCCATATCCAGTATACGAATTTGCCCAAGTATTTAAAATTGGATATTGAGAATATTCGTTTTCAAATAAAGTTACGTATGTTGGTTTAGTAAAACGGTATGACATAGTTGAAAAAATATATAACATCATATTGTTTACATTTAAGTCAATACCATTATGTAATACAATCATTGGGGCTCTATAATTTAATGCACCACTTAAATTAATTATTTTATAATGTAGCATAATTGAAACACTATATTTAACATTTGGTGGTAGCGACTTAAGAAAATCACTCAATAAATATATAGACGTTTCTTCATGTGCGATAATATTTAAAAATGTATCTTCATCTTCTTTAATTATATTATCTTCTGTTAATTCATTTATAACTTTACGAATACCATCAAATACAGTTTCAATTGGGATTATATTATCATTCATTATATTAGGTTCAATTGGTGTTAAAATAATTTCACCTAAATCGATATAATCAGTCATGCTAGCTCCGGTAATTTATGCTACATTATATTTTATCATATTTTTATATTATTGCTGACTACCTTTCAATAAATAATCATACAATTCTGAAACATGAATATCAAATATTTCGCCTGTATGATTATCTTGTAATGTCACCATAGAATCACCATCAATACAGTTACTTAATATTGCCGACATATCATTAACAGCAAATGAACGTGTATCTTTAACCGATATCATATCTGCTACTTTAAACTCACCTGTAAGCTCTATAATGTCTGTAATTATATTTGGTGACTTAATACCTAATGTGTCACCAACTTTTAATTCATGAGCTTTAATGAACGTTCCATTATATAATTTAACTTCATGCTCAGGCGTTACTTTAACGTGGTTACCATCATCTGTAGTAATCATTAATACTACATCTGTATATCGAGAAGTAATACCATCAAAGTCTTTAAAACCATCTTCTGTAAGAATTTGATAATCGTCATTTGGCGTATATGATTCAACATGATTATCTATTTCAATAAGATCATATAATTGTGCCATTGTTAAGGTTAGTTCATCGCCATTAATACGAATACAAATATTTGTATCGCCAGTTAAGCATTTACCCATCTGTCTCGGAAATTTGAAAATACTAAACCGATTCTCATGCATTACCTTAATAGCATTTTTTTGATACTGGAATAATTTAAATTTTTGTACGCCGTGTTTAAGAGTAACAATCTTACAATAATTGACGATAAAATATAAAATATCGCTACTACATTTTTTTAATTCAATAAGTTGTTGTTCCGTATAAGGATATTCTACGCCGCTTTTCATAATAGAAACGTTGTTATTATAACAATTTACTAATTTAAATTCACGATCTACATCTTCGACTTCAGGTGCTACATCAGTTGGACTAAATACGTCCATCCCATCTTCCGGGTCGAAAGGTATGGCATAAGGGTAATATTCAACATAAATTTTTGATTTAGTTTCTAATTTTTCGGCCATTTTTTATAAATATAGTTGTAGGGATAATACTATTTAAGGAGAATCAAAATGGCTAATCAAGATGTTGCTGTTGTAGAGAAAAAACCATTTTATAAATCAAAAATTGTATGGCTAGCAATAGCTACTATATTCTTGGGCGCAGTAGACCAATTAAATTTCATCACTGCTCAATTACCAGCTGAATACCAAGGTGTAATTACCATGGTATTAGGTGCCTTAACATTGTTGGCTCGTTCATATTCTGGTTTGACCGTAGTTAAAGAAGCTACTGAAAAATAAGAAATATATAAAATAAAAAGGACTCTTAATTGAGTCCTTTTTTTAATAAAGATATTAATTATGATTGATTAAGATTTCATTAATCATATTTGTACAATTATTAATTTCCACAAGCGATTTTGAAATTTTAATAATATCATCTTTCTTAAAGGCTTTATTTAATAATTGGTCACGGAATTTACCTAAATGATTACCGTCTTCAAATTCGTATGTATCAACTTTATTTTGGTTTTTAATACCGTTATTATTTTCTAATACATGTCTGAAGTGTTCATAAGGTCGTTTATTATTTGGATATTTTACAAATAAATTATAAATTTCATGCGCTAATGCATGACCACCATTACGAGTAATAATAATTTCTGCCGCTTCTTTACCTTTATCAACGTTATCTTGATGTTTATTTGCTTCTTCTTCTGTATCAAATGAAGCAAAATCTTCAGTAATAAACGCTACACCGTTATTTTTAAAAATATGAATGTCATCTAATGTTAATTTCGTAAATTTAATTTCTGGCGATTTGATCGGATCAGCTTCAATGATTGGCTGATTTTCATTTACAGATTCTTTAACATATGTTTCATTTACATACTGGGTATCATCTTTATCACATTCATCATTTTGTGTATTGGTCGTCAATTTACTATGAATAGATTGATGATACGTATATAAACCGCATACTTGATTAAATGATAATTCAGCATGTTTATTTTTTGTTGCATATGATGAAATAATACCATCTGAATCAAAATAAACGCCTAATATATTATCACTATAGTTAATAGTTTTATTAGTATATCCCATTACGCTGAGCATATTAATAACAATATTATATTGAATTTGTGAACAAATAATAATTAAACCATTAAAAAATTGATTTTTATTTGCTAAACCAATAATTTGTGGACTTAAATGCGTTACATTTGTAGGAAGCCATCCGTATTTTTTATTTATTAAAACTGTTTTATAACGATCAACTTTTTTAATATTATACATTGCACAGAATAATGCAGAAAAGCTTGTATTCGCTTTATCTTCGGTATTATTAAATGAAATATTAAAATTATCCTTAGTATTAATGAAAACTTTTGTTTTTTCGTTAATAGCACGACCATCTAATAATAATGAAACATTAATATCAGAGTTATAATGGCGAGGCATATCGTCATTAATAAATTTAGTTTTTGATGGATTAATTAATTTGATTGACATGATAAATTACCTTAATTAAATTGAATATTGCCAGAACCAGTTTTAGATATATTACGTTGAGTAGGCTTACCGCTAATATTAATGCTACCAGAACCAGTAATATTAGCTTCGATTAATTCGCTTACAAAACATTTAATATTACCTGATCCTTTTACATTTGCAATTAATGTATTACATTTTAAATCAGCGATATTAATATTACCAGAACCTTGAACTGTAGTTTTTAATTCAAAAATGTCGCCTTGTAATTTAATATTACCTGATCCACTTACAGATAGCTTTACAGAGCTTTGTGATAGATCAGATCCATTTAAAGAGCCTGATCCACTAATTTTAGTATTGGGTAAATATGGCATACCAATAATAACTTTAGATTTATGTGATGGCGTATTTGTAATAATAGTAGTTGTTCCAAAAAAAGATCGTTTTACTACCACTTCATCTGCATTTTGAGAAATAATTAAATTATCACCGTTTTGTGTTAATTCAATTAAGTCTAATCCCTTTTGCGTATCGCTCATCGCAATAGCATATTGATTATCCGATTTAACATATTCTACATTAATAGAACTGCTAATATTTAAATTAGTAATATCAGTTAATGAAATTTCACGTGTAAAATTCATTATTTTATCCCTTAAAAAATGTGATTAATGAATGATCTATATATTGAATAAAATTATATTTTGGAATTACCATTAATGTATAACCATTTGCATCTCGTTCAAATAAAAAGTCTTGTATGAAAGGCTTTAAACGATTTATATAAGTACGCATTTTAATAATTGGAATATCTGAATAATAAGATTGCCATGTATCATTTAAATACATCTGTTTTATTAGTGCAGCTGGTACATTTAATTCATTAGAAATATGCTCAAAAAAATTATCGTAAATAAAATTATTGCTCATATCAAGTCGATTACTAATATTCTTAATCGATTCAATAAATTCTTCATTTAAAGTTACATCTATATCAACTATTTCAATAGGTGGATATTTGATATTAAATGTACCGTCATTATAATAACCTTCTATATTATTTTTAATATTAATAGCATTAATAAATTTTGCTGCAGCAATATCACGTAGGTTTTTATAAAAAGTATCTAATGACGTTGATTTATAGAATGAATATTTTATATTAAGACCGTTAATTGCAGTCTGATTATATAAATCAATCACCATATCAGAATCTAGATTATGACTTTTAGCAAATTCTATACATGCATAATCACAAATTTTTTTATAATTTACATTTAAATTAGATAATTCTTTAAAAAGAATAGATTTTTGCTTTTTAATAGATCTATTCAATGGATCCACTAAAATATTAGCTTTAACACACATAAATTTTGTTTGTATATTGTGTGCCAAAAACGGATAAAGATGGGTTTTGCTTATTAAAAGATTAAGTCCTTCTATATTATCCATCATCCCACAAATTAATTCATACTGTAATAAAGTAGGTTGACACGCTAGCGAGCCAATATAAATCACATCAGATTTATTATTAGTCCACTTGTTATAAAACAGATTGTATTGTTGCATTTATGTATAGTCATAAACTAAGATGTGTCTATATAATCATATTTTTTAACGAAAGTAAAGCGCTTTTATACACAATTTAGCATGTATGTACAATAATTTGTCAAGGTACTATAATAGTATGATATTATCAATGTTTTAGGATTAAACGATGTCGCAGATTTATCTATATCACTGGAGAAATCAATTTAATTTAAAGCCTACCGCAATGATATATCTTACAGAAAATATTATTTGTTGGTGGCAAGAAAAAGATACATGTAAAGCATACATTAGGTCTGACAGTATAGAAGACGCTTATGATACTCTTAAATTAGCATGGCCAGAAATTCTATTAAGTGATTTAATTGAAGCATGTGAAAAGCCATATTTAAATATCCCAAATATTGATTTTCCAGCATTTTTAGAGCAAAGAATCAAAAAATTTGGGATACAGTTACATTAAAAAAGGACCTTGCGGCCCTTTTTTTAGTGATTTAAAGCATCACGATATTTTTTACGGATATCTTCAACATCAGCCAAAACTTCTACAATTAGATCATAATTATCATGTAATTCTTTAAGAGCATCAGCATACTGTTTAAGAGATTCACGAGTAAAATCAGTGGTTGATTGACTAATTTCGATATCTTTTTTATCTTTACCATAGTAACCATGTGTTGAATGTACGCGTAGCGATGGAATACCTTTAATTGCAAAAGTATCGAATCCTACTTTAACAACCATGTATTTTGTATCAATATCAACTGGCAATACTTTAAGTTTAGCTTTTAAACGCTGACCCGCATCAACCAATTCTTTAGAAAATTGTTTTACGGCAGCTTTTTGTTCTGGTGTAATACCAAGTTTGTTTTCATTAATATAAGTTTCAAAAGACATTATTTTTCTCCAATCAAATGTATTTTTTTACTTTATTTAGTGAGATTTTTTGATAATTTTTAATGTTTTTTTTAATCCATGATAGCCGTGATAATCTTCTGACATTAAATTTTTCCATTGTTTAAATATCTTATACATTATTATCTTCATCACGCCATTTGTGACCATATCAGAAAATTTACTAATTGCTGCAATAGATTCTAGCATATATTGTTCTTCAGATAATCTGGTTGATATTTGAACAATAGATTCAAATGCTATTTTGTCAATTTTATTTTTATCAACGGCTTTTAAATATCCATTTATTAATTTATTAACTTTTAATGCGAGTAATATACGTTGGCGCTTTGTCATATATGTAAATGCCGAAATAAGAGTATCTTCGGCATCTGATTTTTTAAATTTTTCTAAAAGTATTTCATTATCACATCTATATTCGTATACATTGTACTTTAATGAAACAAGAGCATCATCTATAAAGAACTGATATGATTTTTCTAAGAGAATAATATTTTTATAAAATAAAGTTAATGCCGGATTATTGTCATACCAATACTGATTCATTTTTATTTCCCCACTTTTATTCTTTAAATATATTTAAAAAGAATAAAAGGTTTATAGGATATCAATCACCATTTATAACGCACATGATTTAAATCATAAAACACAACAAACTTTAATTTATATTTGAAAGTACATCTGTAAATAGTTGATTCTCCGATAATCATTACTCGGTTTAATCCTAAAGTGATTACGGTAGAGCTAGCTCAATTGATGTATCTATATCCTTTGTGGATAAAACATCTTCTGGCCGGAATCAATTTAATGTATTTATGAATAGATTCAATTTTACCGTTCCATTATTGATTGTACGTGGCCCTATTTCAGGCACACATCCCTTATAAAATCGTCATTAAAAATAGCCTTTTGTCTTTAATGATTGGTCAGATTAATATTTATTTAATATTTTTAAAACTCAGATGGGGCAAATCCCGTAACATTATATCTAGCGACTTTTGTTAATCTAAAGCTATCCAATAACATTGGGGCTTTTTTTGATAATGATGGTCGATTCATAATATATAATATATTATGTGTAATTAAATAACTAGCATAATCAGCAGTTGAACCTGCTAAAACACCATCAATAAATAAATAAAATATACCATTTTTTCTCATTACGCAAATGTGGTGAAAATTATTATCTATAATTGGTAATCCTGCTATCGGGTACACTACCGAATTTGTATATAAAGATAATATTGGTTTATTTGTACTTGTTTCTAAATATAAGCGAATATTTCCTGCAACCGAATCATCTCCGAGTTGGAAAATACTACCATCGGTATTCGAAATAAGAGTAATCAGTGTGCAAAATATTTCTATTGTGAAATCAGACGTACCCAGACTGTCAACTGTTGCAGAGATATTGCAGCTTGATGTTGCTTTGTCTTGAACAAAAAAACCATCAGAAATATATTCTTTTAATACAAGTGGACTCCCTACTTTTGAAAGTGCTCGTGCATTACTAGATGAATCTAAAAAACTTGTCTGTCCGATATTTAGATTATTAAAAATTATTAGCAAATCAAAATCACTAAATTTTGTATCACTCACCGACAGTTCTTGTGGAGTAAATCCTGTTACTTCATATCTGGCTACTTTTGATACAGCAAAACTATCAAGAATAGCTGACATATAATGTCTAGTTGCTGATCTTAATAAATATAAAGTATTTAAATTAATACTAAGTGATACATAGTTCGCATTTGACCCTGCTAAAACACCATCAATAAATAAATAAAATATACCATTTTTTCTCATTACGCAAATGTGATTATAGCTATATGATTTTGAATGAAGCGGCGATGTTGTAATCAATGATAATGATGTATTGCTTGCATCTCGTGCATGTAATGTATATGTCATTGGTGATGTCGAATCGTTTCTAAAAAGCGAAATATATCCAGCCCCTTCAACGCCAATTTGAAATAATCGACACCAACCCTCTGATAAGTCATCGTTCGGTGCAAACCAGCTTTCAATCGTAAAATCCGATATTCCTAATGTACTTATTGTTGCACTAAAGCTATCCCCTTGAGAAAAATAGCAACACGACTTATTAAATTTTGGTCTAGCCTGCCGAATACCTATTGTCGTGACTGATCGGTTCTTGATTGAATAATCACGCAACAAGCTCGTCCCATTTTCCTGATCTGCTATAAGCAATAAATCAACAGAATTAAAATAAATATCCGCTGTAATGACATGAATTTCATTACTAATTTTCTCTATACCATTTTTTACAGATCCAATTCTTATATAGTAACTCTGATCAATCACTATATCCGTATCTATATAACCAATTGCATCAGCTGCAATAATTGCTTTTGGCACCGGTAAATTTTCAATATCTATCGGTGTCTCAGAGCAGTAGTAACGCTGCTCATCAACTGGGTAATCTAAATTCCATTTTAGTTCAATTCTATTAGTCATTTTTTAAATTCTGCTGATAAATTATATGGAGTATGATCAATTACTGGTTTTCTATTTTTATATGGATGATCAGACGGAAGATTATCAGTTAATCCATATTTATGAGCAGCCCAACCTTCTAATTTTCGTATAACGCTTAATGTTGGAATTGATCCTATTCCCGACATAACTGTTAATAAATTTGCTGAACAAAAATCGCTAAATCCAGAAGAACCTAAAATAGCAGGATAACTTGTTTGAGCTGAACTTATAGCAGAGGCAATTGATCCATCTGAAGATTCATTAATAACACCATCGAAACTTATCATATATTTTTTATTTGAACCGTCCCAATAAGAAAAACAAATATGATATTTATTATTTAGGACAGGATTTGATGCTCCTAAATATGATAAATCTGGATTATCATCTAATGGTCTAATTAGAATATATGATTTTCCTGAAATATCCAGTGTTGAAATAGCTGATATTGTTAAAGCAGCTGAAACACTATCATTCGATCTTTTATATTGCATCAATGCGTGAGCACGAGAGTTTTCAAAATCGCTTGTTTTCTTATATACTGCAAAAAACCATATTTTATTTGCACCTCTAGATAAATTATTAAATGATATTGTAGATTTCATCAATGTATCAATACCATTAAAACTAATAACATTACTATTTACTGAAGAATCATATAATAACGTTGGCATTTCATTTGCCTCTGCGGAAAAATTATTTTTATTTCCACTTATATCTAAAGCAGATGATATTTTATTATTAGTAGATACAATATTATTACTATCTAACCAAACTACTCTTCCTAATATATTATCTGGTGTCCAATCATAAGCAACATATATATCTTTATTATCGCTTAGATATTGATGATTATATTTATTTGTAGTAGCAACTAGTTTAAGAGTTTTATCATAATTATTATAAACGTCAAAATTAGGAAGAACTAATGATTTATTAGTTGTATCTTTTGCTATTGGTGTTAGACCATTAACTGATGTAATTTCAGCATCTGACATATATATAGAATAATTATCTACATTATTACTTGCATGATTAATAGTAATACTTAAATCATTATTGGATTTTATATTGTATGATATGCTATCTGGTTTTGTTATTTTATTAAGTGCAGTAATACTAACATCATTTAAAGTAAAACCATCTATATTATATCGACCCACTCCACGAGTTAATCGTATCGAATTATAATAACCAGTAATATATGAAGCGTTTATATGTGATTGACCAAGATATAAATGTGTCGCTACTAATGGGAATGTATCAGTAATTTTAGTTAATAATACGCCATCAATAAAATAATAAATGACATTATTTTTTCTCATTATACAATAATGATGATATTCATTTGTTGGAATAGTTTTTATATCTTTACCATAATCAGCCCATACATTATTATTTTTATATGCTAAGTATGGTATATTAGTATTATTATAAAATACGCCACATAATTGGTTATAGCCGCTGCTTTCAGCAAATTCAAACATACGTGGCGTACCGGTATAAGATGACAATGAAAAATAATATTCAAATGTAAAATCTGATTCACCTAACGGAGTAATTGGGATAACAATACCGTCCCCATTACCATCAACATATAAAGCGCCATTATCTACAAATTTATTGCTATTTACAATTGTTGTATTTCCATTTATTGTAAAACTTGTATTTTTTGAAGATGTGTCTTTTATTGGGTTACCATAATTGGCGAAAATTAAAAGTTCAACTTTATCTAAGTATAGATCAACGCCAGGAATAACAATATCAACTGGTAATTTTTCTTTACCATTTCTCACTGATCCAATAGATAAATATCGAGTTTTATCTAAAGGATATTCATTGGTAATATAAGTATTCAATCCAGTTGATGTTATGGGTAAATCATTTGAATTAGTGGATCCTTTTAAATAAACATTATAATAATCAATTTTACCATCGCCTTTCCATTTAAAAATTGCAGATCCGTTTTCTGTAAAATTTATAGATATATCATAAGCTGTACTGAACCCATCATTAATATAAATGCGCTCTACTTTTTTTATAATATTTTCGTCACGATATTCTTCATATACTAAGTCAAATTCGTCTGCCCGATTTTTAACTTCTGTCAAAGATATTTTATATCGCTTATCATCTAGTTTTTCTAATTTGATATGATCGCTATTATTTTCCAGGTATACATATTTCTCACCTAAAGCATTTGCGGTGATAAAGTAATATTGAAATTTTTCATATGAAAGATTTTTATATGATACTAATAATTGAGGCTCTTGTGTATTATCATATTCAGTTGGAATATATTGCACCATTTTACTTTGATATTTGCCAGTTGTATCAATTGCTTTAATATAATATGTATAGCCTTTAATTAGGTTTGTAAAAGAAGCTTTACCATTTTCTGATACAGCTTCTTCAATTTTAATATAGCGATCATTTGATCTATACAATAACTCATATTTAATTGGATAGGAATCTTTTTGATTAGCATCAATATTTTCAAACGATTCTAATTTAACTGATGAATATAAATATTTTGTACGAATTGGATATATTTGATCAATAGTTTTATGATATAAAGACGCGCTAAATATTGGCTCATAACTATAGTTATAATCAACAATTGTATATATATGATCAGGTGTACTATATACAGTTTTACCTGTTTGATGTAATTTATTGCTATAAAATGGACTATTTAAAATTTTACTCATTCGTCAACCATTAATAATGTTATATCGGAGTCAGCATTTAATTTCATATTTGTATATCCTGTACTTAACGGAATATATTTTTTTGTTATATGTTCATCCATATTAATATTTATTAATGCATTAATTGATTCAGGAAATAACTTACTGTTTCCAACTAATAATAAATCGTCCGATATCATTTTATCATCACCGCCTGGTACATAATATTCTAATGGAAACGCATATAATTTTTTAGCATTATAAAAGTCAGCCATAGATACATAAGAATTTGAAAAAAATGTAAGATTATTTAATATATAATTATCTGAATTACTATATTGAATAGTAGGATAATTATAAATTTTTGTAAAACCGAAACTAGATGATTCATTTCTTAATGTGTCGAAAAGATATACACTAGCATTACTTATAAAAAGATAATGTCCATTTTCATATCGTCTAAAAATAAAATTTATAAAACATCCATAATTATAACTACTATTAGATGTGCTACCATATATACCTGGAACGTTTGGATTTTTATAGTGTTTATAAAATGTGCCAGGACATATACTTAGATATAATAACTTATTATCAATATTATTAATTTTACTTTTATTTTTATTATGTATTGGTATTATATAGTCACCAATAGTAGGAAAGCTAGTAGTTGCATATGGAGTAGTTCCAATATATGATTTTGGGGTTCTTATAATACCATTATTATCTCTAATTTCTAATTGTACACCTAAAATAAAATTACATGATTTTCCTGCTTTATACGTGTCTGCCATTGGCAAAAC